GTGTTCAGACGCAAGTTGTTGCTTTAAAACAAATCATCCGCAAGGCCCGTGAAGAAGGTGACATTGACACCGAGACGGAAGCCCAGCAACGCCTGACTGCGCTCACCATGGAGCAAAGCCAGATTACTGCCGCTACCCAACAGCGCGAGCAGCAGGTACAGCAGTGGAACTATCAGCAGCAGCAAGCAGCCCAGCAGGCTGCCCAGCAACCCCAGGTACAAGTTCAGCAGGAAGTCGATCCACGGGTCGAGGACTGGGCCGAGCGTAACCCCTGGTACGGCCGAGATACAGCCATGACTCATGCAGCATGGGGAATCCATCGCCAGTTAATTCAAAGCGAAGGATTTGACCCGAACAGCAATGAGTATTATGATGAGCTAGACAATCGCTTAAAGCAGACCTTCCCCCAGAAGTTGGGTGGGGGTCAGCAGGCGCAAACTAACAGGTCCGCCAGACTCGTGCAAACGGTGGCTCCTGCATCCCGATCCTCGGGTATCAACAACGCACGCCGCACTGTCAAGTTGACTCCAAGTCAAGTTGCAATTGCCAAAAAGCTGGGTGTTCCTCTTGAGGAATATGCCAAGTACGTAAAGGAGTAAGACCATGTCAGACGTTAAAGTACCTACACTCAATCGCAGTTCTCGCGGGGCCGAATCTCGTGAGAGCGATGCGCGACGTAAACCTTGGGCTCCCCCTTCACGACTGGATGCGCCACCTCCACCTCCTGGATATAAGCACCGTTGGATTCGCGCTGAAGCCGGTGGTATTGATGACCGCACGAACATCTCTGGAAAGCTCCGCGAGGGGTATGAGTTGGTTCGTGGGGACGAGTACCCCGACTATCATGTGCCAACAGTAGAAGACGGCCGACATGCTGGTGTTATCAGCGTGGGAGGCTTACTTCTTGCACGTATCCCGATTGAGACACTGGCAGAGCGCAGCGCGTATTACCAAAGTAGAGCGAATGACCAATTACAGGCGGCGGACAATGAGCTGATGAAGGCCAATGCACACAACAGCATGACCATTCAGCGGCCCACCCGACAGTCTCGCGTATCTTTTGGTGGCTCTAACAAGGGCTAACAGAACTCAATCTTTTTTAAGGAAATGACAAATGCCTAATATCGACAAAGCCTCTGGCCTGCGTCCTATTGGCAATCTTTCCGCTACTGGTGCTCAGAAACAGTACGGATATGAGATTGCTGATAACCAAGCTGGAACAATTTTTCAGGGTGACTTGGTTGCTCTTTCTGGTGGTTTCATCACGAAGTTTCTTCCTGCTTCACACACCGCTGCGGTGGGCGTGTTTAACGGTTGCAACTACATTGATCCCACTACGGGCAAGCCTACATGGAAGAACTACTACCCAGGTTCTGTCAACATCACTTCTGGCAAGATCATTGCCGACGTGATTGACGATCCTAGTCAGTTGTTTTTGATCCAATGTGATGCAGCCTTTGTTGCTGCAGACGTGGGCAAGAATGCGGACGTGATTGGTACTGGCGGAAGCACCACTACTGGTGTGTCCACTATGGAACTGAACTCTGCCACACTTGCTAACTCAGCTGCTTTGAACCTAAAAACCGTTGGCTTGTACAACGTCCCAGGTAACGAGTACGGCTCTTTCGCCGTGGTAGTGGTTAAGATCAACGAACACGTGTACGGTAGTGCAGGTGTTGCTGGTCAATAAGGAGAACATAAATGGCAATTTCACGCGCACAACTGGTGAAAGAGCTTGAGCCAGGTCTCAATGCTCTGTTCGGCCTCGAGTATAAAAACTACGAGAACCAACACACCCAAATCTACTCCATCGAATCTTCTGACCGTGCATTTGAAGAAGAGGTAATGGAATCGGGCTTCGGCGAAGCTCCTGTGAAGACCGAGGGCGCGGGCGTTTCATACGACCAAGCTCAAGAAGTCTACACTGCTCGCTACACCCACGAGACTATCGCTTTGGCGTTCTCGCTGACAGAAGAAGCTGTTGAAGATAACCTCTACGACCGCTTGTCTGCCCGCTACACCAAGGCTTTGGCCCGTTCTATGGCTCAAACCAAGCAGATCAAGGCTGCGGCTGTGCTGAACAACGCTTTCACTACCTCTATCGGTGGCGACGGTGTTGCTTTGTGCGCAACCAACCACCCCACTCTGTCAGGTCCAAACCTGTCCAACACCTTGGCTACGGCCGCTGACTTGTCCGAGACATCCTTGGAACAGTCTTTGATCGACATCGCAGCGTTCACTGATGAACGCGGCTTGAAGATCGCCGTTCAAGGCTTGAAGTTGATCATCCCTAAAGAGCTGATGTTTACGGCTGACCGTATCATGAAGTCCACGCTGCGCGTTGGTACTGCTGATAACGATGTCAACGCCATCCGCAATATGGGCATGGTTCCTCAAGGCTACGTGGTTAACAACTTCTTGACCGACCCAGATGCGTTCTTCATTAAGACTGACGCTCCCAACGGCATGAAGATGTTTGAGCGCGTGTCCATGAAGACTGGTTTTGAAGGCGACTTCGACACCGGCAACGTCCGTTACAAGGCTCGTGAGCGCTATAGCTTTGGCTTCAGCGATCCACGCGGTCTGTTCGGTTCGCCTGGCGCTGCTTAATTGCTCCGGCTCCATTAAAGGCCACCTTCGGGTGGCCTTTTTTATGTCACAAATTTAAATTACGATAGTTTTGCAGTCGCGGGGGCTGTATTAACTAAGGGGCACATCATGAAATTTGAAATGGAATTTGGTTACTTTGGTAACAACAAGTTGTCTATTGAGACACACGATTTTGAGATGATTGAAATTTTCCAACAATTTGTGGAATTTCAAGAACATTACGGTTGGGCAGTTGAGTACATAGCTTTGCCGGATGATGAAGAACTTGAAGACGACGACACTGAAGAAGAGTTGGATGGCGCTGTGGCCGAAGCAGCTGCAGAAGCTGCCGACAAAGAGTGATATCAAATTGATATCTAGGGGGCCTTGCCCCCTTTTTTCTTTTTGGCTTTTTTAGCAAGCCGTTCGTCATGATGATGTATACGGTGGCAGTTGGCGCACAGTACCACACATTTTTTGACTTCTTCCATAGCCCGCTTAAAGGCGCGATATTTAATTAGTTTGTTGATGGAAGATTCTTTTGTACTGCGATCTATGTGATGAAAGTCAAACGTAGCAGGGTGATTCTGTCCACATTTTATGCATGATAGTGTGGCTTTGTATTCGCGCCACTGGTCTTTGTATGCTTTGGCGGAGGCCTTACTTGCTGCAATCACCGTTGATTTGTTTTTTTCGTAGTACGTAGTTACGTACGTTTTTTGTTTTTGCTTGCGAAGAGCAGGGTCTTTATACGGCATACTGAATTCGGTATTTCCAATAAAGTGCCGTTTTAAAACCCCAAGGTTCAGATGGCTCAAACATTCTGAAACCTATAGATATCAAATTGTTGGCGGAAGCGGGGTTTTGGTTGGTGTCAGTTATGACCCAATTCATACCTAGCGTTTTCGCTTTCCGAATACGTGCCCTAAGAAGCCTTTTCTGTAAGCCTCGTCCTTGATGAGCGCGTGTAATACCTGCGCGACACAGATACATAGTATCAGCCCAACGGCTACTGGGAACAATACCACCGAAGCCAACCGCCTCACTGTTCTGTGTGTAAACGACATACCAATATCCCTTTGTGATTGGATAAATTCTGTCTGCTGGCAGACACGTTTTTTGAAGCAGCGTCAGGCGGATATCAACATTGACAACGTGGTATTTCATCCCCGTATAGTGCCGAAAAATTGTGACAATAAAATAAATGTTGCGGGGAGTAAAAAGCCGTGATATAAACATAGAAATCCGGGCTTTCCGGTGTTCTGACAGCCCCGGCTGACGACATGCAGACAGAACACCTCAACTTGCATGTAAGGAAAAATCATGGCAAATACCACGTTCACCGGCCCAGTTCGATCGCAGAACGGCTTTCAATCCATCACTGTAGCTCCCGGCACCGGCACTGTCACTGTTGATGCTAGTTTTGGCGTTACTACCAGCGTCACAAATTTGACGACCACCAACCTGGTTTTCACTGACCAGAATCACCCCACAACTGCTGCAATCAACGCTACGGCTACAGCTACCGCAGCTCAAGTTGCGACCGGCTACATCACATCTACCTCTGCTGCTGCCACAACCATCACTCTGCCCACTGGTACAGACCTTGGCACTGCTCTTGGCGCTACCAAAGGCACTGTGATGGACTTGTACATCGACAACACTGGCGGTGCAAACACCGTGACTATCGCTGTTGCAACCAACGGTATTTTGTCCACCGCTGCTGCAGACACTGCCGGTTCTTTTGGCGACCTGACTGTGGCTTCCGGTGCTACTGGCTTGGCACGCTTCACCATCATGTTCTCCAGTGCCACAGCATACGTCTTTACACGTACTGCTTAACCAGGAGCGGACATGAGCAACAGCAATATCCAGGCAGTCACAAAGACTGTGGATGCACATGCAATTGCCGGTCGCACAAGGGTAGCTGGCATCTATTTTACAAACACGGCTACGGCCGCGTCCTTTACATTGAAGAACGGCAGCACCAGTGCAGGCACTGCACTGTTGACCATCACTACCCCTGCTGCGGCCGGAGCGACTGACCTTATCCTCCCGGATATGGGCATTCTCTTTGACTCAGGGGTGTTTATTGATGTTTCCAGTGCTGAAGTTACCAGCGTGACACTGCTGTTTTATGGTGGAGCAGCGCAGTAATGGCTAAGAAAGGCCCTTCCCTTTCGGTAGGTCGTGGCGAGAAATTGCCCGTCTCCAAGGGGGCGGGCTTGACTGCCAAAGGCCGTGCAAAGTACAACGCGGCAACAGGCAGCAACTTGAAAGCACCCCAGCCTAAGGGCGGTAAGCGCAAGGATTCGTTCTGCGCCCGCATGAGCGGCATGCCGGGACCGATGAAAGACGAGAAGGGTAAGCCAACTCGTAAAGCCGCGTCTCTGGCGCGATGGAAGTGCTAACATGGAAATGATGATATGGAACATAGTCCTGACCGCTGTAGTGGGTCTTATGGGATTTTTGCTCAAGGGAAGGTTTGATGAGCTTGATCGTTTAAGCATTTTGTTAAACCGCACCCGAGAAGAGGTTGCTAGGGATCACATCACGCGCAAGGAAGTGGACGACCGGGTTGAAAAACTTGTTGTTCACATGGATCAACGATTTAACCGAATCGAGCAAAAACTCGATGACATGCAAAAAGGACGGGTACTATGAAAGCAGCAATGAAAATGGTCAAAAAAGGCGGCAAATCAGTGCCTGCTTTTGCGGCCGATGGCGTTGGCAAAATGAAAAAAGGTGGTATGGCCAAGAAGTCCGCATCGGACATGATGGGTCGTGCTGTTAAACGTAAAACGGCCGACGTTAAGGGCCGTGCAATGAAAAAAGGAGCTTAATATGGCTGGACGTGGAATGGGTGCCGCTACGCGCGGTGGTGGTGCTGTTGAAAGCGGCCCCGCAAACAAGATGATCTCTGAGCCTAGCAAAAAAACAGGCCCAGTAATGATGGCTAAAGGCGGCATGGCCAACAAAGGCAACGTCAATGAGCACAAGCGCATGGCCATGGGCAAGCCCATTGGCAAAATGGGCGGTGGCATGATGACCAAGGGTTATGCTGCTGGCGGCATGATGTCTAAAGGCTACGCTGCTGGCGGTGCTGCCAAGAAGATGGCTAAAAAAGCTAAGTAATGTCATACCTCATCAGCAACATTCCGTACTTTAAGTGCTGGGTTAGACGCGAGTTTACCCACATGCACCAGAAGTACCATGGCGAGTACTTGCACGCAAATGTTATTGCGGTCAACGTCATGCCGGATCGTTGCTTAAGTTTTCAGCTTGTCTTTACCGGGTGTGAAAGCCAGGTAGATGGCTCTGAAAACGTGCATGGGGGAGCTATGTGGGCACGCATGCCAATCACTGCACTGGTGGGAGATATTCCATTGGAAGAATGGCCCGAGCGCATGCCTACCCATCTAGCGCAGCCTTGGGACTGCCCGTCGCATCACCACACGGTGATCAAGTTTGCTAGGACCAGTCCTAGCCCTTGGTTGTGCAAAATAGACGGGGAGTTTTACACAGGCAGGTACTTGTTTACCGTAGACTATACGGATAGCGAGGTAGCAGATTGCCCTGCGCAGCACAAACAAAGTCATGTTTTGGTTTTGACAGATGCTGGCAAATGGACAGGCAATGTTGTTGCTCTGCCTAATAATCGTGTCAGGGTCACAAGCCCTGCGTTCTGGCAAACAGGGGAGGGTGCTCCAGACTTCAGGCCCAGCCAGTGGACACACTGCGCAGAGCAAGATGACTCGTACATGGACGCCCAGCAGACCTTTAACAACCTGTACAGCGAATGACTACCTCCGGCACAACCTCCTTTGACCTATCGATTGATGACTTAATCGAAGAGTCGTTTGAGCGCTGCGGCATGAGGCCGACCAGTGGCTATCAACTCACGTCGGCACGTCGCTCGCTCAACCTGTTGTTCCTTGACTGGGCCAACCGTGGGTTGAA